ATTAGTGTTGGTGGTGGTACATAGAAAAGTATTTTTCTTTTTTATTTGACATGATGCGTCGACGTCTGTATACTACTGACAGATGGTTCAACTATCTACAAACCTACCACAGGAGTAAACCATGAAGAAGTACCTATTCACCATTGTACTGCTTGACCACAGTGTCGAGCAGACTGTAGCCTACTGCGACTGCCCAATCACATGGGTGGTCGACAACTATCATCACGATGACATGCTCGACTGGGGCTGGATTCAGATACTGGAAGGTGAGCAATGATTCTGTTGACCCTGATTGCATCCAAGCAGAAGACCTTGGTTAACCTATCGACGATGGTATACACTGCACCAAACAAGTTGGGTACAGAGATTGTATTCAGAGATGGTGGCAGGGTCGCTGTCACCGAGACCGCAGAAGAAATCCTACGACTGCATCAAGTTTGGCATGGTTCTTGCACTAATAGTACTAGTACTAATAGTACTATTATACAGCCAGTAAAAAATACAACCCATACCACCACCAACACTAGTACTAGTAAAAATAGTGTTGGTGGTGTTGATGTAATAGAGTTTGGTAAATTTCTTATAATCAACGATATGCCCATACCTGCTGACCCATCTACCAAACAATCACTGTACGACTACTGCAAAACCAATAGACCACTGCTCAACTTGCTTGGCTACTGGATGAAACTCTACGAAGAGCAGGGTGGGCAGCTGACGATGATAAGTGCAATCGACTTGGGTACACTGTCAAGGGTTGTCAGTACTGGAGCGATTGACAAGGCGATGGCTGTATTCGATTGGTTGTTTAAGTCTGACCACTACCGTGCTGTGTATCTACGTAGCAAGGGTATGGTCAATCCTGCCGTGGTGGTGTCCACAAAGAAACTGGACGCCAACTACGCGCTTGCACAACAGAAACCACTACCAGCATTGCCAAAGAGCGTTCAGAAGCGTTCTACGGCTATCAATCCAACCGACTTCGACGACAACGGCAACTTCATTGGAGGCAACAATGGCTAACAAACACATGCTCGACATCGCACTCGATATGTTCGCGGCGACGTTCAACAAAAAAGATGAATGGAAAGCCCAGGTTTATCCCGTGTGGGATGCAGGTCTGGAGAGAGTTAAAGACCTGCATCTCCACAAGGCCATCCTCAATGTGTGCATGAAAAAACACCAGTATCCACCAACACTTGGACACGTCTTAGAGGAGGTTAGAGAGGTGATACGCGAGCTCGGAGGCACCGGTATGGAGCTCAAAGAATACAAGTTCTGCGATGACTGCGTACAGCGTGAAGGCATCCGTGAGATAAGCGCACACTTTTGGGTTGGGGCAACAGGTCAGCTGCGGATTCACAACTGCGTAGCCAGATGCACCTGTCATGGAGCGAGTTTGAAGTATCCACAGATGGGCACCTGGGAAGCACTGCATACCAAGATGGAACATGACGCTCGTATCACACTGAAGGTGTGGCACATGACCGATGGACGACAACCCATCCTACGTATGCAACAACGTGAGCCACACAACTACGAGCGCATGAAACGTGTACAACAGGAACGTGCGCACCAAGGTTTGCCCAATCCATACATGGAGATTGCGAAAACAATGATTGACGGAAGGTACGTACCTACCGACGTTAATCCAATGCCGATGCCAATGACTGTTGACAAAACGCCGACAGAACACTACAATACTTTTCATGCAGAGACAGACATCGATCCAGATGACTGTATCTGGTAACCTACCACCCACAACGGAGCACATCATGTTCTTAGAACATTTCCAACACATCATTAACCAAGTAAAAGACAACGCTACCAAAAGTACGTTGCAAAAAGCCCACACCATTTTGGTGGCCATCGACGCATTGCATCCGGTACAGGACATGATCGAGGACTGGTACGAACAACGTGCACCCACATCCAGCCTGCTCGAACGATACAAGCAGCTCGAACTAGAGATTGAGTCCTATGGCATTGAACTGAAGCGACTTGGATGGCTACACTGTCCCGATACCACACCACCCAACTTCAATGGGGAGCGTGGGTGGATGCATCCATTCTATGCACAGCGTGGTCACCGCCATCTGCTGTACGTTAGCAATGATGTCAATGACGTCGCCTACGTAGATGTCACGCTGTACCTTGACGACGAAATGAAGTACCATGAGAACACCGATGTGGGAGCATTGATGGACTGGATGGACGGTGCACTTGGAGAAAACCATGCCGACCATGACTGAAACGATTTTGGAGATATGCGAGCACTGGAGACTCAAAGGTCTGTTCGATGACGACCGTGTTGAAACCAAAATGAAGGAGCTCAAGACCACCATGATGCCAGACGGTAGCATGGTGGGACACTTCCCACGTTGGACATGTGTGATTGACCAGTCAGGATATACATGCACCTGTCCTGATCACCAGTACAGAGGTAGCAAATGCAAGCACCTTGGTGCACTGGCAAAGAGCATCAAGGATTCATGGGACAAAGAGTTTCCAAGTGAGGATGACAATGAAGATGGGTAGCCTATTCAGCGGCATCGGAGGTTTGGAGCTTGGATTGGAACGGGCTATACCAGGCTTGCAAACTGTGTGGCAGGTAGAGAAGAACTCATTCTGTCGTTCTGTTTTGGAGCGACATTGGCCGGATGCCACACGATACAACAACGTGCGTACAGTTGGCGCACACAACTTGGAACCCATCGACATCTTGTGCGGTGGGTTTCCATGTCAAGACATTTCAATAGCAGGAAAAGGAGAAGGTCTAGATGGAGAACGTTCGGGTCTTTGGTGGGAGTTCCACCGTCTTATCAACGAGTTACGACCCCGTGTCGCAGTTATGGAAAACGTGTCAGCAATCGATGTTCGAGGGCTATCAGCAGTCGTTGGATCGTTGTCCCAAATCGGGTATGACTGTCAATGGACGATTATATCAGCTGCACAATGCGGAGCACCCCACATGCGAAGGCGATGGTTTGGGGTCGCGTATCCCAGCAGCATCACTGACGGAGGATGGACTACTACCAACGCCAGTGCAGGACAATCCAGACAGGACGTCTCGGTACAAGCAAGGGGGGCGACCACTGATGCACATGATACAGCAGGGGATGCTACCCACACCAACGGTAAACGAATCCAAGAACAACCCATCTGGAGCGAGTCAATGGGACCGGCACGACAGTCTCAATGTGGAAGCAGCCAAACTCCAGGGGCTCAACAAAACTACTGGCAAGGATTTCCAACTCAATCCCCAGTTTGTAGAAGAGATGATGGGGTTCCCAATCGGGTGGACCGTCTTAGAGCACTCGGAAACGCAGTCGTCCCACAGTGCGCAGAATGGGTTGGACAACAAATTGTAAAATCAGGAGTATTAAAATGTTTGCAAAGCAACTGAAAAAAATATTGAAGGACGTTAACAAAACACAGTTGGCAAAAGACCTTGGATGTCACCGTGACACTTTAGCCAAGTGGCTATCCGGTGACCGTGTACCAACCGTGATACTGCTGTTGGAGCTCTGTCAATACCTGTACCCAGAGGAGTGGGAGCAGGCATACCTACAATTATCAGTGTTGATACAGGCGGACAAATGAGTTACACTACCGGTACATGCTCCTTGCATGGTAGGTTTGGGCAGGGGTGGTTCCCTGCCCTTTTATTTTAGTGGTGGTGGTGATGAAGGGATTTGCTTCATGGCTAAACAAAGCAATGCACCGCAATGCGGTCAGCACAACCTACATGGCTGATCGTGCTGGACTACATGTCAACACCATCAACAAGTACCTATCTGGAGCGTATGAGCCACGCATGAGCAACCTGATTGTACTGGTGACTGTCATTGCCAACAGAGAAGAGCGCAGTCCTACACAACTCATGTTTGAGGCTATCACAAGCATGGAAGAGATGAAAATGGTCGAAGCCAGGTGGCGCAAAAAAATCAAAAGGAGTTCAGACGCTGGCCAGCCCTGAACTCCAGTAGTGATTTGGTGTTGTAGAAGTTTAACGTTCTTCAGTATCTGCGTCAACCAATTCTTTTAATACTTTGTACAACAGATTGATTAAGTCAGCTGCCAACTCTTGGCGTTCGTCTTTGGTCAATCCACCACGTGAGTGTTGTACAAGTTTTTTGATAAACAGAACGAGTTCTGGTGTGAGTGCAAGTAGATCAGAGTTCATGATTTTTTCCTTCGTAATGGGGTTACTCTTTTACCACGACCAACTCTACTCTTTTGTGAAACTTTGGAGCGGTATTGAGACTTGGACATCTCGCTACGGGTGCGTGGTGTTTTAGAACTAACACGTTTGGACGGTCTGCAATAGGGTGTACCTTTTCTTTTTGTACCACACGCTTTGCCAGACTGGTCCTTCCACTTCTCTTTGTCCCATCGCTTGAGAGCGGCTCCTTTCTTACTCTTCCGTACCTGACCCTTCTTCTTGCGACACTTGGCTATTGCCTGTGATGCACGGGCTGATGGAAACACTTTGTACCGGCTTTTCACCGAATGATAGCAGGCATCCTTTTTACTCATCTTCTACTCTTCTTTCCAACGCACTTCCATTTCTTTCGAGACAGATTGTTTGGAGTGTTAGGATTATTGCGTTTCTTGGCTGACAGACGCTTTTTGATACCGTAGGAACGTGCGCAGTAACTGTCTCCTTTCTTGGAGCCAGGTTGTATACGATCCTTTCCAGATTTACTTTTGCCTGCCTGTCCATACGACACGCGCTTTGTGCGACCAGTCTTTTTATTCTTGACCACTTTGACAAATCGTTTTCCACGCGCAGGTGTCCGTTTTTTAGTTGCCATTGTTTACCCGTATCAATGATGCTTTTATCTCACTAATCATTGTACTCAATGTAGTTAGGCTTTGCTCTACTAATGACATGCGTTTGTCCAGGTCAGTCATTTCCTGTACAATCGTTTCTCTTATTGCCTGTTCTTTATCTTGCATGTCCTGTATGACTGAATCATATCGTGCTCGAAGCTCGGCTTCCTTTTGTTCTGCTTTGACTTCTCGCTCGTCTGCTCTACGTTGTAGGTCTTTGTTTTGAGTGTACAGAAAGATGGCGAAGGCGACGTTTGCACCACCACTCATTAACAGTTGAACAACCTCTCCTTCCATAAGACCTCCAATGGGAAAAAGGAGTGCCCCGAAGGACACTCCCCAACAACTAATCATTCAATCAAGAAACCTGAAAATACATGACAGTAATTTGGTCGCCTGAATTGGGGGCTGCACCAAAAGTCACGCGTAATTTTCCGCCACTACCACCAGTAGCAGACAATGTGTACTGGTCTTGTCCAGAAGGTGAGGACTCAACAAGGCCCATTGCCAAACCGTTTCGGAATACGATGGCACCACCCAACATGGTAGCATCAGCAGCAGCTGCAGCATCAAATGTGGTAGCAGTTCCATCGCCAGCAGACAATGTTTCGTAAGATGCCATGAAGTTCAACTTGGCAGCAGTCACATTGGCATTGGCAATCTTTGCTGTGGTTACAGCATTTGATGCAAGTCGATCAGCATCTACAGCAGCGTCGGCAATCTTTGCTGATGTAACAGCATCGTCTGCAATCTTGGCAGTCTCAACAGCGTTTGAAGCAATCTTTGCCGCAGATACAGCATCTGATGCCAACTCTGTAGCACTTACACCACCAGCAGCAATACTAAGACCACCAGCACCGAGAGCCAAACTACCACCGTCAAGAGATACAATCAAAGAACCACTAGAGTTTTCAAGACCGTTACCCAGGCTAAGTTTATCGGCACCAATACTCCCAGCGAGTTTGGCATTTGTAACGGCTGAATCTGCAATCTTTGCTGTGATGACAGCATTTGCTGCAATCTTGCCACTTGTTACTGCCAAGTCAACAATACTGCCCGTGACTACAGCTGCATCAGCCAACTTTGCTGCACTTACAGCATCGTCAGCCAGCATCAATGTAGAGATACCACCTGTGCCGACTTTCAAACCGTTTGAACTGGTGCTCAAACTAGAACCGTCCAAGTTGATCGAAGCAGATACAGCAGCAGAACCATTGTAGCTGGCACTAAGGCTCAAGCCACCAGTTGCAGAAGCAGTCAATGCATTCAGACTTGAACCAAGAGCAACACCACTAATGGTAGAGTTGGACAATTTTGAGTTCGAAATGGACCCGGCCAACATGCTGTCGGTGATACCACCACTTTTAACCCGCAACGCATCCGATGAAATCTCGATAGAAGAATCATCAACCTCGACATCGAGTTGATTACCAGTCTTGCTCAATGCAGCACCGGCTTGAGTATCCGACTGTCTTGAAAAGATGCTGAATGTCAAATCATTAGTTCCAACTACGGCAGAACCTTTATTGCTTACACAAACAAAACCTAAGTCGGCATTAACAGTACCTTGCTCAATAAACATTTGATTACCAGCAGCATCACTACCAGCAGCCATGTCCGATGAACGTGACCATGAACCAGCAGCACAAATGTAAATACCATTTTCAGAAGCTGTTGATTGGTCTTTAACGAGAACTCGATCATTAGCAGATACTGATACGCCATCAATCGTTTGTGTTCCACTCAATGTAATGTTTGCTGTCGTAGCAACCTTACAAGACTGTTTTGGATCAAGACCGGCAGCAACTGAATTTACGTACTCACGTGTTGCTACTGCTTGATCGTTGGTGTCAGAACCAGTGTAACGAATCTGACCTGAGAATGAATAGTTAGCCGACCCATCCAGTTTGGTTGAATCGATTGCATTGTTTTTGATTTGCTCTTTGGAGACTTGAACTGCCATGATTGGCTCCTATTTGAGTATATATATGACGACCAGTGAATCATCACTAGCCGGTATAAATGTAGTTGTGAAATTGGTAACAGACAACTCTCCAATGTCCGTAAACAGTTGGAGGAGTCCATTCCAATATACCTGCAACGAACCGGATTTGTAGTCACTGCTTACTGTGAAACTTTGGGTGGAGCCGTCCGTCTGTGCCGAGATGTCTTCATACTCTAAATTGACCTCACCACCACCAGCCGTTTCAAATGGACTGGCAACTGGCATTATTCACTCCAAACAATCTGCGAATAGTCAATCGTAATGTTTCCTGAACCATTGATTTTAAAGAACAGGTATACATCTGGATTGTCAAAATAAGACTCCACTGGAAGTCTAAACTCAAATACTGCACTACCTACTGTCGTGGTCGTTACACCAAGTGCAATCGTACCTGCTGTGTCTGGAAACCATACATGATCACCAGCAGCATCCCAGGTTCCTTTGACGGTCAAACTGGTATTGCTACCACCCAAACCAGTACAGCGCACAATAATAGATTCTGGACGTCCGAGAAACTTACCGGATGTGCCAATCTGTTCTGGAACTGCAAGTGTGTGTTTGTGAAACTTTGTTGCATCAAAATTTTGAGCTACGTTTGTTACGTCTGTGTTGTTGATACTTGGATGGTCTATGTGTCTAATGTTCATCGTTCCTCCGATGGTTGGATTAAGTTTGTGTCTCTAAGTATAGCACCAAAGGTTGCTTCTGTTTCTCCACGTTCTATCTTGCGCATTTCAGATAATTTACGTTGTAAGTTGATAGCCTGTTGTACATCTGGGTCTGTGGCTGTTGAGATAGAGTACAAGCCAAATATGGCACCCATACGTTGGAAGCCATTTAGACGTTCGTAGTTAGTTCCTTCAGGTGCGATTAAGCGTACGGTATCCATAAGTTGAGCTGTCATACCTGTCATTTGCATCATTGTGTAAAACGATTCATGATACAGTTTCTTACGCTGCGAAGCATCCAGTGGGTATACGTATCCATCAATAGCACTCTTGTCCCCTTCCTTTGCCAGTTTGGGATACACACGTCCACCTGCAAACCTTTCCAATGTCATTGCTATTTCGTTTGGAGTTTCTGCCCCGTACACTGTTTTAAACAATTGCACGACTTCTGGTTTTACTTTACCAGGTTCATACTTACGTTCTAGTGGTAGTATCTCTTTGTAGATTGGCATCAATAGATTTATAAATGGTTCCAGTGCGTCAATATCTTTTGATTCAATCATACCAGTTGGTTTTAATAGCAACGTGCTCAATCCAATAAGTTGAGTCATGCTGTCAACAGCAGGTATAGCAGGTGCCATAGCAAATGCTATCTTGTTGTCGTATGCGTTAAGTTCAAACACAATACGATTCTGTGCAAACTCCGGATAGTACATCTGATAAGGCAACTGCTTGTTTTCATTGAAACTTCGTAGCAATGCATTGCTGGTTTTAATTGCACGTATCATCTTTGCATATCGTTTGAGCATAGATGGATTTGAAAATGCCCTCATGCCTTCCATAATGTTTTGATACGTAAACGAAGAAAACACTAGCACAGCACGAAATGCTTTATTGAGGTCCGGACTTATGTCGGAATAGTCAAATAAAGAACGCCTTGCTAGTGCAACTGCTTCCTCCAAACTGCGACCATCTTCCAACGCTTTAATCATAACAGCTGCACGAAATGTAAAGTCCTCATGTGTCTGCAATGCAACCGACTTGTTTGGTATGTCTTTGATAAACTCGTATGCAAAGTTTGACAGGTTGTCATTGTACATGTCATTTACTTGTTTCATAAATGGACTGTTGGGTTGAAACTCACTTTGTATAAACTGAAACTGGGACTTTACACCAGCACGTTGTAGTGCCGTAAATATGTCTGCATTGGTGTAGACCATACCATCTGGAGTTGTGACGGCTATTTTACCATACCCCTTACTGTTTACTCGTGAACCATCAAAAACAACGCCAGCACCTCGTTTTGCTAACGATGGTGTAAGCAACTCTCCTGTTGTTTGATATAGTAGTGTTGGTGCTGTAATAATGTTTCTAACGTGTGAAGAAGGTCTAAGTCCAAGCACTGATATGTACAGTGCATTGTTAAGCATGTTGGCTACTTTGTGAATACCATCTAATGCACCAGGTTCAGCTCGTAAAACCTCCAGTATAACTCGCTGCTGATTGGTTAGTGTTTTGGTCAGCAGTTCATTCTTAAGTTGCTTAAAGTTTGCCTCTCCCAATACTGCTGCCGCATAACCATCGTTGGCAAACAAAGCATCCAGACCATCTTTTACACCTGACCAATCATCACCGGTTAAGGCATATGAGTAGTTGTTGTTTCGCAACACTATCTCTGCATGATTTTCTACTACAGTTGCCAAGTCTGCCAGTTGTTGATTGTCCAACATGGCATCGTCAACCTTCTCTGCTAGCACATCAAAGTCTGGATTGTAATCAGTCACGTTTTGCTTCAAGTATGCTATCTTCTCTTCAATCGTTTTCATGTTCTGTAACTGCGCCCTTACAGATTCCATTTCGTCTTTGACGCCTACTTTTCTATCCATCACTTGTTGAAGCAAACGTTCTGTATCTGCAAACAGTTCTTTCTTGTATTCCTTCAACTGTTGATTCTTTCTATTTATCAATGCCTCATTTAAATTAGCACGCTCTTTTACAAACTTGTTTTTTTCGGCTGTAAACTTGGCACTTGCTTCTTTATTCAACTTACGTACAGCTGGACTAAGGTCCACACCATACTTCTTTTGGTCTTTAAACTCTTTGCGTATGACGTTTTTTTCAGCAGTGGCTTTAGCCTGTAAGTCTTTTATCTTTTGGTCGGCTTCATCTGTAATTGCTTTGCGTTGTTTAGATGCCTTCTCTTTTGGCAACTTAAGTTTGGTTACCTTCTTTCTAGCCTTCTCTGCATCGGCTTGCACTTTGCGTATGGCTGCATCACGTTCTTTTTCAATACGCACAAAGTCTGGATTCCTACGCTTTTCTTCAGGTATCTTTTTAATCTCCGCTTCAAGTTCGTCTTTAATGCGCTGCTTCTCACTTGCCAATATTGTGTCTCGTTGTCTATCAAACCTATCCAACATGTTCTTTTTGGATTCTTTTAGTTGATCACGCTTCGCCAATAACTTGGCCTTGTTGTTTTTGGCTTCTTCTTTAACCAAATTATTGTATACACTACCTTGACTTTTGTTAAACTCTTCTGCACCCCTTCGCATCTCACGTACAATCTCTTCATCAATCTTAAATACATTTATAGAAGTATCCAGGTTGTTTAATACTTCTTCCATATGTGCAGACTGAACCACTTCTTTGATTTGATTGTAGCGCACCATCTCGTCTACGTCTGTTGCGTACATTATGTTGGCAGCCGCTTTAACAGACTGTTCAAATGCAGCTTGGTTTACATCGGTGCCCTCAACTAAATTCTTAACTGCGAGCTCTGTAAAATCTTCTTGTAAAGTATCCGACAGTAGTCTTGCCATCTCTCTTTGTGATTCAGACACGTAGTATGCAGACAGATTTAACAAACCAAACCGCTCATTCATTTCTATTTCAGTAATTGGCGGTACTGTGTCTGCATTGTAATTGGCGTCCACAATGGGTTTGTTTATAAACTCAATGCCATCTTCTGTTACAACTTCAACCGGCCGCATACGACTAGCAGCATCTTTGCCTTGAATCGCACTGTTAATGTCTTCCATTATTCTTTGTACTTCAGACCAGTATGCCAATGGGTCATCTTGTACAGTTAGAGATAACTTCTCCAACTCTTGTTCAATATATGCCTTACCGTGACCATTCCATATAGAGTTGTCAAAGTACTGTTGAATACCACTGGCATTGTCAGCCTGTGAAAACCGTGGTGATTCAATGTCAATCTTCTGTACAAATGTGTTTGACAACAACCATTTCAGTGTAGCCTGTATGTTTACTTGTTGTTCTACAGCACCAACACCTCTACTACGTTCACCAACTATCATCAATCCCAATGCTTCTTCTGCTGTCAAAGTCTCTTTTGAATATGGAAGGTAACTCTCTACAATGTTGTTGCGATTCTCTACTAAATCATTAAACAACTTCTGTGTTCGTATTGGAAGTGTACCCATCTGTGCATTGTGCTGTGCCAAGATACGACGTTGTTGCATAGCAAGGTCTGGTGTTGTGTTTGCTATAGGCTCTTCTACAGCATTAAACAACGCTTTGACTTTTTTGGTTGCAGTTTGAGCCGGTGAATCAACAAAGATGTCTCGTATCTTTTTACCAACAGCCGTTTGACTTATGTACTCTGTAGCCTTTCGACGCATGTCACCTATAACAGTGTCTGCCGTTCTACCTACAGTGCCTTCAGCTTCCAACAATCGAGCCCTGGCTTGTGCATCCAATCTGTTTATGTCTTCAATAGTTGCTGCATCAGGTGACATTCTAGCCACCTTGTCTCGATTCGCAGACAAAATACGATTGTAATCATCAACAAATAACGTCTTGTCAATGCTTATATTATCTTTGATGTCTTGTTTTAGTGTTGGTGATATATTTAGAGTGTCTATACTTTCGAGGATTTCATTGATGTCTGCATCTGCCATACCCTCCAAATCAAATGCAGGCTTGACCTCTGTGGGTCTTACTGCCATCATTTGACCGAGTATGTTGTATGATGGTTCTGTACTAGGCTTTTGCGCACTGATCAACTGGCCATCTGTAAACTTCATAACCTTGTTAAATGCTTCACCAACTTTACTTTTGGCGGCTTTTGCAATGATGTCTGCTACCCTACTTTTGTCTACCATTGTATTTTTGGTAATCCATTGCAGGTTTTCCAAATCTACATTCTTTGGGGCAATTTCAAAAAACAACGCACGACCATACATAGTCGCTAGGTTTTGTTGTGCCTTTTGTAATCTTAATGGGTCCGATGGGTCTACATCATCAAATGCCCTACGTACCATGTCCTGATTTGCATTTGGTAAATTACGAACCAAACGTTCATCCTTTAAAGCAGATTCTATGTCAAATCTGCGTTTTGTGTTGTCTAGTAAAAATAGAGATTCATCGTACTCTTTTAAAATTTTTGCAGTGTCTTCATTGTTCATCATCTTTTGACGGAACTGCAAAGAGGCATCTACAGGCTCTGCACCTTTTTTTATCTGCAGGGCTATTTCTGTATCATCTAGTCCAACTCTAGCAAGGTCATCATATGTGGCAAACTCTTTATTGACCATACGTTCAGCCTCTAGGTTTCGGGCTACGTTGTTGCTCATGGTCAACATAACGTCCGATGTCTGCATACCCTTTGGCATCTTGCCCTTACCAAGCCGTTGTGAGATTTGTTGGGCACCTTGTATTAATGGCATCTCTTCAATAAAGGCTGTTTTCGCTGCTTTCTTTGCTGCTGCATATGATGGAGCATCATGTACCAGTTTGCTGGCTTGCATGGTCTTAATGTACTTTTGTCCACCTTTGACAGCACCGGAACCCAAATCAAAACTAGGCTCAACTAAATCCAATGCAAAGTAAGCTCCCTCGGTACCGAACTTCTGCCATCCTTCTAAGTTAAGTTGTTCAGATATAGCCTGACCTTCTCCAAATGCACCTTTGTTTCTTGCAATGTTGTCAGCAATAGCACCCATGTATCCATAGCCTTGATACAAAGGTGGACGCTCCGCTTCTCTCAATCGAGAAGTCATCATTGGATCAAAGTATGATTCACCAGGTGGTAGTTCTGGTAGCATACCTGTGTACTCCAATCCTTCCGCAATGGCACCCATCGCAGCACCACCAGCAATGTTTAAGGCATCTACACCCAAAGCAAGTCCGGCATTGGATACAGCAAAGGCGTTACGCAATACAAACCCTACTGTACTCTCGGTTGTACCACCAATTGCCGTTTCTGTTTCAAATGCCCCCACCTCATCATATAGTGGTAGGTCACTCAATATTGCTTTTCGTTTGTCAAGCGACTTCTTCCAGTCTGGATTGCCCAACTCTTTGTACGCTCGAACCCTTGCTACAGCATCTTGTCTACTTCCAAACGTTATATCTTTACGGTCTGACTTTTCATAATCTCCGTCACGTATCATGCGTATCAACTTCGCATCACGTTCGGCGTCGTAGACTACACCACCAGTTGGATTGTCCTGTAAATACGTCAATACCTCTTGGGGTACAAACTCAATGTCACCTTTGCCAACTTCAAACAAGTAAGTGACTGGCATGGACTGTGCTGCATTTCTTGGGTCTGCTATAGACCTTCTGTTCTTTTCAATGACAGATTCATATTTGGCATCCTCAATACTTTGAAAATATGCCAACTGTTCATCACTGTACATTGGCAAGTCTGTACCAGTTGTGCGTTGGTAATCTACAGCTGTGGCAGCAAGCTCTGACAAGGTTCCTGTACCAAACTTTGCTTTTGTTCTTGGGTCTAACTTCTCTGCTTCTTTTTGTGTGATTTTAGAGGGCTCTTCATACATCTTGTTGAGTTGTTCAACTGCTGCATCAAACACTTGTTTGTCTGTGTATGTCGGGTTCTCCCTCTTGGCTCTATCATACAAAGCCATAGAAGCATTGATGTATGCATCTTGCTCTATTGGTTCTTGCCCAAGTACATTTGACCTCAATAAACCCTCAAATGTTTGTCTTGCGTTTATTGTAGTAGGCTTTTCAATCTGGGCTCTAACATCACCTATGGTTTGTTGCCTACCAGTGGCTATACCAAGCAAGTCGTACATGCCCATACCTGCACTGGTTGCTTCAAGTGGTGGTGACAATCTATTTAAAGTACGTTCGTAGTAACCACCAAATGAAGGCAACTGACCTGACCCTTTAAGCACATCCAGTTCCATCAGTCGCTGTTGCTTTTGCTCTGGTGTGTATGTGGGATTGTTTTCTATTGATAATTTTGTCAGGTCATATTGAGTTTGAAACCCAGGCTTATCCCCTCCAATATAGGTTTCAAGGACTTCCATTTCTTGAAGGTCTTGCGCTTCTTGCAACGCTAGTTGAAATTCTTCCGGTGTATCGCCTATGGGTTTATTGAGAATAATCTCTAACTGTCTTTTGGTAGGCTTTGCCATACGTCACCGCTTGTCTGTAATTACTGCTAAGTACATTAAGTCTAACATGTCCAATGCTTTACGCTTTTGACTTTTATCACTGATTCCAAGTCGTAGTTGCTGTTGCGCATTTTTGTACAAACTTTCAATCTCGTCTGTTTTGGTATCATCACTTACTGGAAACAACGATACGACCAAGTTCTTTGTGTCTTGTGTTAAACCACGTATGTCATCACCCAATCGAGCATACTGTCCAGGTTGATTATCCTGCAACGTTTTTACACGCTTCATGTTGCGTGCTTTCTTCGGGTCCATTGTCTTGGCAAGCATGTCAAGTATGCGCTTCTTTGTTTTCTGATACTCTTTGCTAGACACTCCAAAGGCCTGTTGAGCTTGCATCAATAGTTCAAGAGCAGTCTGTTGCTTTTCAGCTGGTCCCAAGTTTTTGACAGCATCAAATCGTTGTTGAATAGGGTCTGCTGTTTGTTGTGCCATAACCTCATCAAACATCGGCAACCGACCCATTTTACGTATTGGTTGTCGTGTTGGTGTTGGTGTTGGTGTTGTAGAGGGTTGTTCTAGTGGAGTTCTTAAAAACGCATTGATACGGTCTATTTCTTCTTGTGTAGCTCTTCCTTTTAAATCAGGTCCAACATCCACATTGTCCTCAACTATTTGTTGCGTTGGTGTTGTCATTTCCATAGCAGACATGTCTAAGGACTCTCTAGGTCTTGCACCTTCAACAACACCACTAGGACCTTGTTGTACACCCATACCACTTTGACCAGACATAACCATGTCCAAACCACCTTCTTGCATGGCGGCTTCAAGTGGTGGCAGGGAAGGCTCCTCTGTTTCTGTGGCTTCCGTTACAGTTTCTGCAACAGGCTCTTGTGCTGTCTCCTCAACACCCAAGGTATCCATCTCTGCACGCCTACCAAACAGTCCACGACGCTCACGTGGCTGTGGTGCAAACTTGTCTCCATATATTTCACGTGTGCGCTCAATCACATCTACAGGCTCTGTCTGCTCCATGCCCAATGCTTCAAGTTCCGCCTGTAGTTCTGCAATACGGGCTTTGCGCTCTTCTATCAGTGGTGAATAGTCTACATCACCCAGTTCTGGTATGTCTTTTGTGCGTACTTTACTTGTAACCGTTCGTGGGTCTTCATCAGTTCCAAATGTGGTTGTAGTACCTGGTTGCATTGTGCCACCACGTAGTTCATTTTCTTCGTACCACTCTTGAAACTTTCCTTCGTTGTAATCACCTAACGTGTCAAGGTCTTTGTTAATTTTGTTTACACGTCTATTGTTTCTTGCAAGTGAATTATTGTTTTGCTTTTGAAGTTCTAGTTTTACATCGTAGTCTGTGTAATCACCAGTGCGTTCAGCTGCTGACTTTGCCAACTGCACCTCTGTCACCAATGCTGCTTGTTGCTTTTTAAGTCTTTCGTTGTCTTTTCTTATATCTGCTGCTTCTTGATTTTTTTCAGCGATGTACTCACTACGTCTTGGTGTGCGTTCACCTCTGCCAGTACGTGTACCACTAAAGCCCTTACGTGTTGACACAGTAGTTGTGCCCAAGCGTTCTGCTTGCTTTTGCTCCTGACGCTCTCTACGACCCTCTTCTTTTACCTCTTCAAGTTCAAATCTAGATATATCGCGCTGAAGTGCAGCCTGTTGTCGGTTTAACTCTTTACGGGCTTCACGGATACGTTTCTGTGCTTCTTGATTTGATATGCGACCTGCTTCTGCTTCACGCAATGCTTGGTCCTGTGCTGCTTTGTACAGCATATACTTTTGCTTGGTTACAAGGTCTGCCCATGACTGACCATTGCTTGTTCTACGAGGGTCACGACCACTGCCAGTTATGACGTATACGCCTTGTCCACCTACTTGCTTAATAGCCACGTTCGCCTCCATAGATGCCAAACCTAGTTCCAGTCAATGCGTCGCCTGGTATATTTAGATTTTCTAAAATTTTGCGTTGTCCAATGTTTGCAAAGTATTGGGCTATTTCTTCATCGTCCATACCAAGCTCAAAGTACATGTAGTCATACTGCTCCTTTGGTGGTAATGATAATATGTCATTAACTGTTGGCATAGTTAGAAATCCTGCCTGACGCGCTTTTTGTCGTAAATCACGTTGTGCTGTCAATCTATCCATTGGACGCCCTTCTCGTTGTAAGAAGGCTAAATCCATAGATTGTGGCTCTTCTCCCAACAACCTAGATAATGCCATTTGTCCAACAGCTGCTTCTGCACCGGCTTGGAAAGGTGCTGTTAAACCTTCTGCTCTGGCTCTGCGATACTGTGCCTGTGCTGCTTCAAGGTCTTTGATTTCTTGCTCTTGTTGCGCTTTACGAGTTAAGTCCATGCCAAGTATCTGCGAAGCCAAATCCGCCTCTAGACGCTGTCTACTCTCATCCTGCATCTGTTGACCCAACAAAGCCATTTGTGGCTGTGCTGTGGGCTGTGTAAGCCTTGCACGCTCTGCCTGTGCATATTGCTGCGCCTGTTGACGTGCTCCACGCATTTGTGATTCGATTTGAGCACGTTCACGCTCTGTTAATCCAAGCGCACCCATCTCTTGTTTACGCTGCATTTCTCGCAATCGTTTTCTTTGGTCTCGTTCGTACTTGCTTGGTATGATGTCTGGCAAAGCACCAATGGCCGTACCACCACCCGCCAACAATGCCGCTGTACCTAATGTTCCTATTGCCATAGTTCACCTACACATGAAATGTTTCTATTGTAAAAGATTGACAGTTAATCTGCCCCTTCTCAACCTTGGCATTGACCGCCACTGAGAACTTGTATCTGCCTGCACTCAATGTTAACATACGTGTCATCATTATGCTTCGATGACCACACGCATTTGCCTGTGCACCTGGATTTAAAAATACACCCACTATGTTGTCAGCATTTTCCCACACATATGCTCTTGTACCATCGTATTGTGTAATCAAACCAGCCTTCTCATATTGCAACTTAAACTTACTTTCCCATAAACCATTGCCTGGTCCTCTAGTCACAGTGCTGTTAATGGTAGATGCCGCTTTTGCATAA